AGAAAACTTCAAAAAACTATACAATGCATCCGACGTTACTAAACGAAACAGAAATGGACAAACAGCGTCTGGCTTATATTCTCTTTTTATCCCAATGGAGTGGAACTACGAAGGATTTATTGACGAGCACGGAAGCCCAGTCTTCAATACTCCGGATCATGACGTCTTCGACCCCCATGGAGAGCTAATAGATGTAGGTGTAATAGACAACTGGCAAAACGAAGCTGATGGTTTAAAAGGAGATCAAGATGCTTTAAACGAGTTTTATCGCCAATTCCCAAGAACTACAGAGCATGCTTTTAGAGATGAAACAAAAAATTCTATTTTTAACTTAGTTAAACTATACCAACAAATAGATTATAATGAAGAGTTGTCGTCTACACTGCCGTTAACAAGGGGTAATTTTCAGTGGGTTAACGGCGTGAAAGATTCTACAGTAATATTTTACCCAGACAATAAAGGTAGGTTTAAATTAAGCTGGACACCACCAGCAAGTCTACAAAACAATGTTATAATAAAAAACGGTGTTAAACACCCTGGTAACGAGCATATAGGCGCTTTTGGTTGTGATAGTTACGATATATCAGGAACAGTTGATGGTCAAGGATCGAAAGGAGCTTTACACGGATTAACTAGATTTTCAATGGAAGACGCTCCTGCTAACAGCTTTTTCTTAGAGTATTTAGCAAGGCCTCAAACCGCAGAGATGTTCTTTGAAGATGTTCTAATGGCGTTAGTATTTTACGGAATGCCTATACTTGCAGAAAATAATAAACCTCGTCTATTGTATTATTTAAGAAGACGTGGTTACAGAGGTTTTAGTATGAACAGGCCTGATAAAGTTTGGAATAAATTATCTACTGCAGAAAAAGAAGTTGGTGGTATACCAAACTCAAGTGAAGATATAAAACAAGCTCACGCTGCTGCGATTGAAATGTATATACAAGACCATGTAGGCATGAAAAAAGATGGTTCGTTTGGTGATTGTTATTTTAACGACTTATTAAACGACTGGGCAAAATTTGATATAAACAAAAGAACAAAGTTTGATGCGTCTATAAGCTCTGGACTTGCTATTATGGCTAACAATAGACACTTGTATGCTCCAAACGTTAAAATAGAAAAACAAAAAATAAATATAAACATATCCAAGTATACAAACACTGGTTATAGTTCTAAAATAATAAAATAAATATGGCTGAGACAGTTATAAGAAGTTATTTCCCTAGTCAAGTAGTTAGTGACGATGAAAAAAGAAGTTTTGAGTATGGACTCAAAGTCGCTAAAGCTATTGAAAACGAATGGTTCGTTTATGATAGAGGTACAAATAAATTTGACACACTAAGAAATGATTTCCATAGATTAAGATTATACGCAAGGGGAGAGCAATCAATACAAAAATATAAAGATGAGTTATCTATAAACGGTGATTTGTCTTATCTTAATTTAGACTGGAAGCCAGTACCTATTATACCTAAGTTTGTTGATATAGTAGTAAATGGTATTGCAGAAAGAACATATGATGTAAAAGCATACTCACAAGATCCATATGGTGTTAGTAAACGTACCAAGTACATGGATTCTGTTCTTGCTGATATGCGAGCTAAAGAATTAAATGATTTTGCAGCAGAAGCTTTTGGTGTAGATTTATACGACAATAAAAAGGAAACTTTACCAGATACAGAAGAAGAATTACAATTACATATGCAGCTTAATTACAAGCAAGCTGTAGAAATGGCAGAAGAACAAGCTATAAATGTTTTACTAGAAGGCAACAACTACGAGTTAACTAAGAAAAGATTTTATTATGATTTAGCTGTTTGTGGTATTGGCGCTGTTAAAACTAACTTTGACACTTCTAATGGCGTTACAGTTAAATATGTTGATCCAGCAAACTTAATATACTCTTACACTGAATCACCATATTTTGAAGACATATATTATGTTGGTGAAGTAAAATCAATACCAGTAAACGAGCTTGTTAAACAGTTTCCAAACATGACTGTTGCAGAGCTTGAAGATATAGTTAAAAACCCAGGTTACAACAACTCTAATTACGATGGTAATTTTGTTAATAGAGATGGTATAGACCCTAATAAAGTTCAAGTTTTATATTTTAATTATAAAACGTATATGAACGAAGTTTATAAAGTAAAAACTACTGGTAGTGGAGCTTCTAAAGCAATACCTAAAACTGACAAGTTTAACCCTGTTATAGATGAGTCAACAAACTTTGACAAGCTATCAAGATCAGTTGAAGTTTTATATGAAGGAGCTTTAATACTTGGAACTGATAAATTATTGAAGTGGGAGTTAGCTAAAAACATGGTTAGACCTAAAAGTGATTACACTAAGGTTAAAATGAACTATAGTATTGTAGCGCCACGTATGTACAAAGGTAGAATAGAAAGTTTAGTTAGACGTATAACTGGTTTTGCTGATATGATACAGTTAACGCATTTAAAGCTACAACAAGTAATGTCTCGTATGGTTCCAGATGGTGTTTACTTAGATGCTGATGGTCTTGCTGAAATAGATTTAGGTAATGGAACAAACTATAATCCACAAGAAGCTTTAAACATGTTCTTCCAAACAGGTTCTGTTATTGGTAGAAGTTTTACTTCTGATGGTGACATGAACCCAGGTAAAGTACCAATACAAGAGATAACAAGTGGTAGTGGTGGTAATAAAATAAATGCCCTTATTGGTAATTACAATTATTACTTACAAATGATAAGAGATACTACCGGGCTTAACGAGGCGAGAGATGGTAGTATGCCAGACAAAAACGCTTTAGTTGGAGTGCAAAAACTAGCAGCAGCTAATTCTAACACAGCAACAAGGCATATACTACAGTCAGGACTGCATTTAACACAAGAAGTTGCTGAACAACTATCATTAAGAATATCTGATATTATAGAATATTCACCAACTAAAGATGCTTTTATTCAGGCTATAGGAACTCACAACGTTGCTACACTTGAAGAAATGAAAGAGTTACATCTATATGACTTTGGTATATTTATAGAGTTAACTCCTGATGAAGAAGAAAAAGCAATGCTTGAAAATAATATTCAAGTTGCTTTAGCACAACAAAGTATAGAGCTTGAAGATGCTATTGATCTTAGAGAAATCAAAAACATAAAACTTGCTAATCAATTATTAAAAATAAGGAGGATTAAAAAGCAACAAAGAGATCAGATAATACAACAGCAAAATATACAAGCGCAGTCACAGGCTAATATTCAATCACAGCAAGCAGCTGCACAGCTTGAAATGCAAAAAGAACAAGTTAAAACACAAAGCGAAGCACAGCTTGAACAAATGAAAGCGCAGTTAGATGCTCAGAAGCAAGCGCAAGAGGTTGAGTATAAAAAACAACTAATGCAATTAGAGTTTCAGTACAACATGCAGATAAAAAATATGGAAACTCAAGATTTGCAAAATAGAGAAAACGAAAGAGAAGATCGTAAAGACGAGAGAACAAGAATACAAGCTACACAACAAAGTGAGCTTATAGATCAAAGAAAAAGCGCAAAAGCACCTAAAAACTTTGAATCCGCAGGTAATGATATATTAGGAGGCGGATTTGATTTAGGTAGTTTTGAGCCTAGATAAAAATTATTAATTATTATTATATTATATTATGGAAGAAAACGTAGAAAACGTAACGGATGACGTTACAAAACTAGATATGTCTAAAACTGTAGAACAACCAGTTGAAGATAACACAACAAAGCTAGATTTAAATAAACCAGAAACACCAGTAGAAGAAAATGAAGTTAAAGAAGATAACCCTGTCGACGAGGGAGTGGCTACAGAGCCTGAAAATGCCAAGTCCACAGAAAAACAAGAAGAAGTACAACCGGAAGAACAAGCACAAGAAGAAGCTACAATATTAGAAGAAATTACTGAAGAAGAAGTTCAAGAGCAAACAGAAGAATTAACTGAACAAGTTGAAGAGGCTATAACCGAAGCTCAAGAAACTGGAAAAGCTTTACCTGAAAATGTTCAAAAGTTAATGGACTTTATGGAAGAGACCGGTGGTACACTAGAAGATTACGTTCGTCTTAATCAAGATTATTCTAGTTATGACGATATGACAGTGCTCAGAGAGTACTATAAACAAACTAAATCTCATTTATCATCTGACGAAATAGAATTTTTAATTGAAGATTCGTTCTCGTATGACGAGGAAGTAGATGAAGAAAGAGATATTAAAAAGAAAAAAATAGCGTTAAAAGAGCAAGTTGCCAACGCTAAAGCCCACCTGGACGGGCAAAAGTCCAAATACTATGAAGAAATTAAAGCTGGAAGCAGGTTAACGCCTGAAGCCAAAAAAGCTATGGATTTCTTTAATAGATATAACAAGGAGTCGGAAGAAACTCAAAAAATAGCGGAAAAACAAACAAAAAATTTTTTAAATAAAACTAATCAAGTTTTTAACGATAAATTCAAAGGTTTTGAATACAACGTCGGGGATAAAAGATATAGGTTTAACGTGAACAATGCTAACGAGGTTAAGACTACTCAAAGCGACATTAATAATTTTGTCAAGAAGTTCTTGAATGAAAAAAATGAAATGTCAGATGCTATGGGTTGTCATAAATCTCTATATACTGCAATGAACGCTGATGCTGTTGCTAATCACTTTTACGAACAAGGTAAAGCTGACGCTTTAAAAGAAAGTGTTGCCAAAGCCAAAAACGTAAGCATGGACCCAAGACAATCATTTAGTAATCAAAATACTAGTGGTGGTACTAAGTTCAGAGCGCTTAGCGATGATTCTCCTAACTTTAAGTTTAAAATTAAAAACAAATAATAAATTTAAAAATTAAAAAATAAAAAATTATGTCAGTAGGAACAATTACGCCGAATTTGCCGTTACCGGCAACTCCCTCGGCAATAAAACAAACGGTTGCAAGTGCTTACGTAGACTTACGTGACTCTGGATGGGCGCAACAATATTTACCAGATCTTATGGAAAAAGAAGCTGAAGTTTTTGGAAACAGAACTATTTCAGGATTTCTTGCACAAGTAGGAGCTGAAGAAGCGATGGCAGCTGACCAAGTAGTTTGGTCTGAGCAAGGTCGTTTACACATATCTGCAGCGGGTACTATAGACGCATCTGCAGGTATTGTAACTAGTAATGGACACAGTGTTAGAAAACACGATACTGTAGTGTTAAATAGAGATGGTGTTGGTACATTAAAATGTTTAGTAACAGCTTCTACAGATAATACGTTTACTGTATTACCTTATACTCAAGCAGCTATGGACACTTCTGGTGGTACAGCTATTACTTTTACAGACGGTGCTGTAACTGGATTCGTATTTGGATCTGAGCACAAAAAAGGAACTGGAGTACATGAAAAAGCTTTAGAACCATCTTTTGCTTCTTTAGAAAACAAACCAGTTATCATTAAAGACTTATACGAAGTTTCAGGATCTGACGCTTCAGCTATTGGTTGGATTGAAGTTTCTGGTGAAGAAGGACAAAACGGTTACATGTGGTACTTAAAAGCAAACGGAGATACAATGGCTAGATTTACAGATTACTGTGAAATGACTTGTATTGAAGGTGAGTTAAACGCTAATGGAAGTACTGCAGGCACTACAGGTGCTTCTTTAGGAGCTATATCTGGTACTCAAGGTTTATTTGCAGCTATAGAGGCTAGAGGTAATGTTATGACTGGTGGTTATGGTAGTGCAGCAGATGCTTTAGGTTCTATGGATTTAATGCTAAAGAGATTTGACTCTCAAGGTGCTATTGAAGAAAACATGATGTTCTTAAATAGAGGTCACTCTCTAGCTATCGACGACATGTTAGCTGGTTTAGCTCCTAACGTTGGTGTTGGTTATGGTTTATTCGATAACTCAGCTGATATGGCATTAAACTTAGGCTTCACTGGATTTAGAAGAGGTACTTATGACTTTTACAAGTCTGACTGGAAATATCTAAACGATGCTACTCTTAGAGGTGCTTTTGCAGATATTAACGGTGTTGTAGTACCAGCTGGAACTTCTAATGTTTATGACCAAGGTTTAGGTAAAAACATGAAGAGACCATTCTTACACGTTAGATACAGAGCTTCACAAACTGAAAGCAGAAAAATGAAAACTTGGATCACTGGATCTGTTGGAGCTGCGACTTCACAGTTAGACGCGATGGAAGTTAACTATTTATCTGAAAGATGTTTAGTAACTCAAGGTGCTAATAACTTCTTCTTAATGAAGTAAGCATTTATTACTTAAGGATCGAGGCTTCGGCCTCGACCCTTTATTTTATTAACTTATATTATATTATATTATGGCAAAAAAAGAAAAAATTAAAGAGGTGGTTGTTGAAACACCACCGGTTGTAGAACAACCAAAAGTAAAAAAAGAAGTAAAACCAACTAATACTTGGGAAATAAAAGAAAGAAAGTACATATTAAAAGGAAGCTCGCCACTATGCTTTGTTTTACGAGGTAGTGGCATATACTGGTTTGATGAAGAAAAAGGTTATGAAAGAGAGCTCAAAATAACTGATAATCAAAAAACACCTTTTGTAGATGAGTTTAAGGGTGATGCAAAAGTTTCTCACATAATGTTTATGGACGGTATATTAATTGTACCAAAAGAAAAACAAACGTTACAAAAACTTTTATCTTTATATCACCCAGATAAAGACAAAGTATATTTCGAATACAATGCAGTTCAAGACGCTACCGACGAAGTAGAAACTTTAGAATTAGAAATTGAAGCGTTAATGGCGGCTAAAAGTATAGATATAGACATGGCTGAAGCAATTATGCGTGTAGAATTAGGTTCTAAGGTGTCAGAGATGAGTTCTAAAGAGCTTAAAAGAGATTTACTATTATATGCTAAGAAAAATCCAGAGGTATTTCTAGAGCTTCTTAACGACGACAATGTTGTACTTAGAAACTTTGGTATTAGAGCAACAGAAATGGGGTTATTAATATTATCTCAAGATCAAAGAACTTTTTCTTGGGGATCTAACGGTAGAAAACTAATGAACGTTCCATTTGATGAACATCCATATTCAGCTTTAGCCTCTTGGTTTAAAACTGATGAAGGTATGGAAATTTACAAAACTATTGAAAAACAATTGAAGTAAAAACCTTTGTAGAAGCAGTCGCTCTACGGGGCGATTGCAAACTACAAATTAAAAAGAAATTATGGCAGTCAATATAGACACGGTATATCAAAAAGTATTAGCAATAGCTAACAAAGAGCAAAGAGGTTATGTAACTCCACAAGAGTTTAACTTATTTGCTAACCAAGCTCAAATGGATATATTTGAGCAATATTTTTATGATAAGAATCAGTACAATAGATTGCCAAAAGATAATACTCCTTACGGTGACTTAGGTCATTTGTTAGAAGAAAAAATAAGTATATTTAAAAGAAGACAAAGACCTGTTACTATCATAAATCAGTTTGGTGATGGGACATTGCCAAGCGATGTTTATAGATTAGACAGTGTGCTTAGACTTTCTTTAACTGGTGTGGATGGTTCTTACGCGAACACTATAGAAGAAGTTACTGAGGACGAATTAATATTGTTTGATAGATCACCTTTGTCAAGACCAACACCAAGAAGACCTATATATTCTAGAACATCTGCTAGTGGTATAAAAATAAAACCACATAGCGCAACACCTTCGGCATCTGCTGCTCCATATTTTGTTGTTGGAGGTTTTACTATTACTAGTGGTAACCCCGATATTGTTGTTAGCACTAGCTCTGCTAATTATAGTTTTATAGAAATAGGCCAGCAAGTAATACAACCAAACCTTGCTAATGGAGATTATTTTGTTGGATCAATAACTGTTAACGGGAGCAACAGCACGATAGGTCTTGTTGATAGTAACGGTAATGATAATAACGCGTCAAGTAGCGGTGGCCCGGTGCAAGTTACGTTTGCAACTGATGATATAAAATGTGATTATATTAGAAAACCAGCTACGGTATCTTGGAACTATGTAGAAATAAATGGTGTAGCCATGTACAACTCTGCTAATTCAATAGATTTTGAATTACACCCATCTGAAGAAAACAATTTAATATTAAAAATATTACAATTAGCAGGTGTTTCTATAGAAAATATACAGCTATATCAAATAGCGTCACAAGAAGAAATAAAAAATATTCAACAAGAAAAAATATAATAAATGGGATTAATAAATCAAACTCAACAACAGTATTATAGTACAGCTTCACCTGGTGTATTTGGTGAATATCAATTTACTTCTTTAGAAAACATAATAGACCAATTTATAGTTGCTTATGTTGGTGATGATAAAATGTTGAAAAAAGTAAAAAGAACTGACGTTGCTTTTCATGCGCAAAGAGCGTTACAAGAATTAAGTTTTGATACTTTTAAATCTACAAAATCCCAAGAAATAATAGTACCACCATCACTTACAATGGTACTACCACAAGATTACGTTAACTATGT